CGCTCAGACGTCCAGAGACGCTCTATAAAGCTCGTTAATAGATACCAGGTACTCTGGGAAGGGAATGAGCCTTTGCCCAGCAGAGAGCAATTCTGGGCGCCTCAGCCTAAGCTACGTCAGGACGATGAAGATGATAGGCCACAGAGCGACCCACAAATAAAGACAGGGGGTCTGGGGGATAAGAAAGGAGATAGTCACATACTAGCACAAGCATTCAGGACCACTGTCGAGCGGACCTGCGGCATTCATCGCCTGGCTGAACCGAGCTATCCCGCAGCACAATCCCTTTATAATCAAGGAGTTACAGTCGAACAGGTACGCGATCATACAGCTGCAATGGTTAAGGACTGCCTGAAGCGCGGTAAGACTCCACCGATCAACCTGGCCCAGGTCGCTGAGTGGGCAGGACTGTTAAAATAGCGACATATATGCGTAATATCTGCACGTACTACATGAGCAATCGAGCGCAAGTCATTGATATGCAAGGGAATGATGCATTTAACATAATATGTATTATACGCAACGGACCTTGTAGCACGCGACTCGCCCACCCGCCCAAAAAAGGCACCTTCCTCCCCCCACCCCTGCCAGGTACGTTAGGGGGACCTCCCTCAAAATTTTCCCAGTTTTTAGCGAAAAGGAGCACCCATGTATAAAATCGATGGCTTTGACGACTGTATTCTAGGCATCTCTGCTGAGAAGGGTGAGGAGCTGCGCCTGGTGTACTCTATTGAGAAGTTTGTCAGGAAGATCCAGCAGTATGAGTCACTGACCTATGAGTCGGCCTACCGGCTGTTTCGCTGTATGTTGGAGAATGATGAGGACTTTGAGCTGCCGGTATTTGTGGAGACGGCCAATATTTTGGATATCAGTTCATGTGAGACCAGGCTGCAGCTTGAGGCAGAGCGTATCCTGGCAGGAGAGAAGCACTAATGGCTAAGAAGATGTCAGTACGCCAGGCCAGGAATATCTTGGCGTATGGTACTGAGGATGAAAGGGAGGCGGTGCGCCAGGAGTTGCTGTCGATTGCTGCCAGTAATATCACGGATGTACTGACCTGGGATCAGCATGGCGGTGTAAGTCTGTTGTCGACTGAACAGATACCGGACCATGTGAAGCGCTCGATTAAGAAGGTGAAGATCACGCCCAACCAGTTTGGTAATGCGATCGAAGTGGAGATGCATGACAAGCTGGCTGCACTTCGCGTCATGGCGAGATATCACGGCTTAACTGAGCCGAACAGTGATTCAGATACTAGACCGTCTGTGATCGGTATAAATATTAAAGGTCCAGATACAACGTATGAGGTGATTGACGATGGCAAGGACAACGAAGGCAACGGATCAGAGTCCGAGGAAGAGAGCGAAACCCAGGGCGAGACCGAAAAGGGAAGCGAAGAGCAAGGTGACCTCTTCTGATGAGGCGCTCGGCGGTTTAGATTTAGACTTCTCTGGCGCGCCTACGACCTGGAAGTTTTTGCATGACGATTCGTTTGTGCGTGGACTGATGGGTCCGGTAGGTAGTGGTAAGTCCTATGGGTGTGCAGCTGAGATTATGATGCGCGCCGTTAAGCAGCCGCCTAGTCCGAAGGATGGGGTTCGTTATTCGCGGTTCGTTATCGTGCGTAACAGCTACCCTGAATTGCGTACCACTACGATCAAGACCTGGCTGGAGTTATTCCCTGAGAATGTGTGGGGTCCAATGCGTTGGTCGCCGCCTATTTCGCATCACATTAAGTTGCCGGCGCGCGGTGATGCGGCTGGGATTGATTGTGAGGTGATCTTCATGGCGCTCGATCAGCCTAAGGATGTCAGGAAGCTGCTGTCTCTGGAATTGACTGGCGCCTGGGTAAATGAGGCCAGGGAGTTGCCGTTGGCAGTTGTCCAGGGTTTGACCCACCGTGTAGGTCGATATCCGACTAAGGGTAATGGTGGCTGCCCCTGGCGTGGCATTTGGATGGATACCAACCCGATGGATGATGACCATTGGTGGTATCGGTTGAGTGAGAAGGAGCCGGTCAAAGGTAAGTATGCCTGGTCGTTTTACAAGCAGCCTGGCGGTGTGATTGAGACGACTGGTGATGATGAGGATGCGATCCCTGCAGCGGGTAAGTTCTGGAAGGTCTCACCTACGGCAGAGAATAAGAACAACCTGCCTGGTGGATATTATCCACAGATGCTCGGTGGTAAGAATCTCGACTGGATACGGTGCTATGCCGGCGGTGAGTATGTGTATGTCCAGGAGGGTCGACCGGTTTGGCCTGAGTATGATGACTCAGTGATGTCCGATGATGCGCTGATGATTGATCCATCCCTGCCGATACATATTGGTTTGGACTTTGGTTTGACCCCGGCAGCAGTGTTTGGGCAGCGGCTGGCCAATGGTCGCTGGAATATTCTCAGGGAGATTGTGACTGAGGATATGGGTCTGGAGCGATTTGGTAAGCTGCTGCAGTACGAGATCAATCAGCAATTTCCTAAGATGGATGTCCTGGTCTGGGGTGACCCGGCAGGTATGAAGCGCGATGAGATCTTCGAGGTGACTGCCTTTGACCATCTTAAGACGTTGGGTTTGAATGCCCGGCCAACTGCCAGTAACGATTTCCAGGTCCGAAGGGAGGCTGGCGCGATGCCGATGAATCGGTTTATTGAGAAACGACCCGGTTTGATTGTGGATAAGTCCTGCCAGCGGTTGAGGAAGGCTCTTGCAGGAGGTTATCACTTTAAGCGTGTGGCTGTAGGTGGTGGCCAGGAGCGATTCAGGGATGCGCCGAACAAGAATGAGCACTCACACGTTGGCGATGCCTTTGGGTATCTGCTACTAGGTGGTGGTGAACATAGGGTCATGACCAGGGGTCATGGTGGTCGTTATGGCGCGGCTGGTCCTCAGGGTGGTCAGTTTGTGGCGAATACGGACTTTGATCTATGGTGAGTATTGAAGATGTGCGCGAGATGCTGGGGAATAACCGGCTGATCGTGCTGCCGTTTCATCGGTCGCATATTGATCGGCTGGATTTGTCTAAGGCTGACCTGGAGTTGTTTGATCTGACCGGTGATCGAGAAGCGATCTATACTGGTATGGAGCAGAGTGATTCCTGGACTGTGTTTTATGAGTTGCAGCCGATTGTGGCGTTTGGTTATGAGTCGAAATGGCCAGGTAATGCGGAGGCTTGGATGCTGCCAGGTAAGGGTGCGATTGAGAATCCACATATTCTGACTCGCGGTGCGCGCCGGTTTTTTGATAAGATTGGCGCACGACTCAATTTACGCCGTATCCAGATTGTGGTATGTGTGGAGCGAAATCACGCCGTTCAATGGGCTCGATTCCTTAAGTTTAAGGAGGAGGGGTTGATGAAGGCATATGGGCCAGATGGCCTGGATTACTATATGTTCGCGAGGACTTACTGATGGGTTTTTTATTTAAAACACCAAAGGCGCCAGATACTTCTAAGCAGGAAGCTATTCAGGCCAAGCAGGAAGAGCGGGTTAAGCAGCAGACTGCCGATGAGCAGAAGAAAATTGCAGCCCGTCTTAAGGCTCGCCGTACAGGTGGCTATCGCTCTCTGCTATCACCGGATCGCCAGGACGCCATGCGCGGTTTGGGAACCACTCTAACTGGAGGTACAGAATCATGAGTGCAGTAACTAAGGTTGTTGGTAAGGCTATCAGCAAGACGCCACTTGTGGGTGCAGTTGCTAAGGAAGTCGGTCTTGTGCCGAAGAAGAAGGCATCTAAATCTGCCGCTGCTCCAGCGGTTAAACCTACTCAGGCTGCCGAGCCTAAAATGACTCAAGCCACTGAGGTTGCCACTCAGCAAGCTGCAGCGATGGCAGCGCGCCGCCGTGGTCGTGGCCTTCGTTCTCTGTTGAGCCCAAACCGTGAAGACGCGCAGACCGGTCTATCAAACAAGCTAGGTGGCTGATATGTCTAAGATGACGCCCAGAGAGATCCTGAAGCGCCAGGAAAAGGCGGATGCGCGCAAGGATGAATGGCGTAGCATTTATGAAGAGTGTTACGAATTTGCCCTGCCGCAGCGCAACCTGTATTCCGGCAGTTACGAAGGTCGCACCGCTGGGCAGAAGAAGATGGCGCGCGTCTTTGATGCGACTGCGATCAATGCCACTCAGCGATTCGCTAACCGAATTCAGTCGGCTTTGTTTCCACCGTATCGCGCCTGGTGTACGTTGGATGCTGGCAACCAGATCCCTAGAGATCGCCGTCCACAGATCCGAGAAGCACTAGAGATCTACACCGACCAGATGTTTGACGTTATTCGCCAGACCAACTTTGACCTGGCGATGTCTGAGTTTCTGTTGGATCTGTGTGTAGGTACGGCTGTCATGCTGATCCAACCAGGTGATGAAGATACACCGGTTCGATTTGTGCCGGTTCCTCAGTACCTGGTTAGCCTGGAAGAGGGTCCACACGGTACAGTCGATAATGTGTATCGCAAACTTCGCCTTCGTGTTGAGGCGATTCAGCGCCAATGGCCTGATGCCAAGCTGCCACCGCGTCTGACTAAGCTGATGGAAGAGAAGCCTGAAGAAGAGGTTGATCTGATTGAGGCTACAGTTTGGAATGTCAGCGAGGATAAGTACTGCTACCACCTGATCTGGGGTAAGGATAAGGAAGAATCTGAGCTGGTTTACCGCACAATGGATGTATCACCCTGGCTGGTTGCACGATTCATGAAGGTACCAGGCGAGGTGTACGGTCGTGGACCTCTAGTGACTGCACTGACAGACATCAAGACACTGAACAAGGTTAAGGAGCTGGTACTCAAGAA